GGGCGCCATTCTCATTTGGAGCGAAGATGGATCGCCAGATCGTCTATCCCGGGCAAATTCCGCTCGAAACCGACCTGCTCAACTCGAACAAGTTTGCGATGGTCGCCGTGGCCAAGTTGGCCGCCGCGATGTTCGGCACATCGACGATCGTCAACGGGCTTGCCTGCGTGCCGACCGGACCGGCCTCGCTACAGGTGGTCGTGAATCCCGGGGAACTGTACAGCCTGGCGGCCACCGATGCCACGGCATACTCATCGCTGTCGGCCGATGCCCACAACATCCTGAAGCAGGGCATTTCGCTCGACGCCGTGACGCTGAACTGTCCGGCGCCGGCGACCGGCGGCCAGAGCATCAATTACCTGATCCAGGCTGCCTACCAGGATTCGGACACTGGTCTGGTGACGTTGCCGTATTACAACGCCAGCAACCCGTCGCAAGCCTACTCGGGCCCGAACAACACCGGCGTCCAGCAAGCCACCGCGCGCAAGGGCATCGTGGTGATCTCGGCCAAGGCCGGTACCGCGGCGCCCACCGGCTCCCAGACCACACCGGCTCCGGATGTCGGCTACACCGGCCTGTGGGTCGTGACGGTTGCCAATGGCCAGACGACCATCACGTCTGCCAACATCGTCCAAGCCACGAACGCCCCTATTCTGCCAAACGATCTCGTGCATGCCATGCAGCAATCCGGCACGATCGTCGGCGTGGATACGGGCGTGGCAAACGCCTATGCCGTCAGCTACAACCCCGCGATCCAAGGGCTGACCGATACCATGCCCCTGTGGTTCAAGGTGAAGACTGCGAACACCACCGCCAGCACGCTCAACGTCAACGGCTTGGGCGCATCTCCCTTGGTCGGCGCCTATCACCAGCCGCTGCAAGGCGGCGAATTGTTTGTTAACGGCCGCGCTCTGGTTGTCTGGCGGGCCGATATCAGTTCGTGGGTGCTGCTATTTTGCACTGGCGGACCCCAGCAGGTAGCCCCGGCGACCGCGACTTACCATGCTGTAAATCACTCGCAGGTGATCGGTGTGGGTCAGACGTTGCAGGACGTGACCGCGTCGCGCGCAATCGGAACGACTTACACCAACGCGACGGGCAAGCCAATCTTCGTCGAGGTGCTGGTACTGATCGGCTCGAACCAGGGCGCCAACTTTGCGAAGGGTGGAGTCAATATCCAGAACTTCGGCAACGGCAGCGCTACCACACAGGCATATTCCATGTCATCCATTGTGCTGCCTGGCACGACCTACGCAGTAACCGTGACGGCTGGCGTTACGCTTGGCCGCTGGTGTGAAACCCGCGCATAGTAAGGAAAACAACCATGCAATATTTCCGAGACACCGTAACCGGCGGCCTGTATGCGTTTGAGGACAACGTGAGCGCAATCCCTGCCGAGGGCGGCGGTTTGACGTTCATCGTGGACGGCGAAGCGCTGCCGGGGCCGTATCCCGCCACGCTGGAACCGACCGACGACATCACGCCGCCTCCGTATGTGCCGACCGCGGCGGAGAACGCTGCGATGCGGGATACGCTCGTGCGGTCCGCTACGGACAAGATCGCCCCGCTGCAGGACATGGTCGAGTTCGAAATGGCCTCCGACGCCGACGTAGCGCTGCTGAAAGTGTGGAAGCTGTACCGCATCAATCTCAGCCGGCTTGATCTGCACGTAGTGCCCGTAGACTGGCCAGAGATGCCTTCATAGAAATACGGCCCCGCGGAATAGCTTTGCGAGGGCACGCTACAATGTCGCCAAAATCAACACAAAGCACAGAAGGTAGACGAGTGATCTCTACAATACATGCATTGCGCGGCTTGGCGGCTCTTGGGGTTCTTCTCGCCCACTCGAATTACGCGTTCTTTGGGTTCGTGTGTTCGCAATTCCAAGGGGTCCGCATTTTCTTCGTAATCAGCGGCTTCATCGTTGCTTATATCACCGAGGACGGAACCGATAACTTCCTGTACCGTCGCGCGGTCAGAATCCTGCCGGTCTATTGGCTGCTGACAATTTTCGCCGTTGTCTGGTACTCCCTCAGTCAGTTCGCTTGGCTGGAGGTTTTGATCTCGAATCCAACACAGGCGTTCTCGCAGCTTGAGTCGTTGTTGAACACACCCCACGTACTGACTACAGTGTTTCGCAGCATGGTCTTGATGCCATATACGGATGCATACAGCGGTCAGTACACCGTGTTTCTGCATGTGGGATGGACTCTGGCGATCGAATGTCTGTATTACCTCCTGTTTGCCATCTTTGCGATGGCGGGGCGGACGCCAGCGATGCTCGCGGTATCGGCATTCTTTATTGGATGCAACGCGTTGCGGATGTTCTCTGACTTGGGCGGAGTGTTGGCTTTCTACGGAAAAATCGAGTCGCTTTACATCGTCTTCGGCTTCGTGGTCTATTGGCTTTGGAACAAGGTCAGACATGCTGTCTTTTCGAGTCAGACGGTTGGCCGCGTCAAGGTGTTGGCCACCATCGTCGGAACGACGCTTCTCGTGTCGAATTCGATCTCGCCGTACCTGCAAGGAGTCGCATTTACGGTTGCTAGCTTCATTGAGTTTTTTCTGCCGCCGCTGGTCGTACTTTGCGCGCTCCTCTTGCACACATCGGGTGTGCGGCTCCGTTCGCCGATCCTTCGCTTTCTTGGGGATATTTCATACTCGCTATACCTGGTTCACATGATCGTGTTGACGACGTTTGAACGGTATGGATCGGCCTATCCGATCTTGAGATTCAAGGAATCTCTGTTGGGGCTTGCATTGGCGACTGCTACTTCCTGTTTGATCGCGTGGCTGCTGCACATCGGCTTTGAGCAGCCTGTTATTAGAGCCGGTAAGAGATTCATCAGGATGACGCGCGCTCCTTTGCAGGGTGCGCATGGGTAATGTGTCTTGGCTTGCGCCATTGAGCAGGAGCCTTCCCAACGTCTGATCCATTGCTGTAGGTGTTTTACGCCTACACTCATCGCGCTGTAGACGCTTTATATGCCCGCCTCGAGCGGGCTTTTTCATTTGTGAGGCTTCCATGACCATCGGCATGTCCCCCGCATTGCGCAATGCGCGCCTTGACGCCATCACGACCGCGGCCGGCGCGAATGCGAAGCTTCGGCTCTATAGCGGAACGCGCCCCGCTACCGGAGGCACGGCGACAACACTTCTCGCAGAGCTGACGTGCGGCGCGACCTTGGCCCCGGCGGCTTCCGGTGGCGTGCTCACTCTGAACGCGATCACATCCGATTCGTCGGCCGACGCGAGCGGCACGGCCACGTGGGCAAGGCTCGTCAAGTCGGACAACACGTTCGTCATGGACTTGGATGTCGGCACCAGCGGGGCAGACCTCAACATGAATTCCAATGTGATTTCGGCTGGCGCGGCAGTTGCAATCACTGGCGCGACCCTGACCGAAGCGAACGCATAAACATCTGAAGGGGCGGCCGTGACGACTGTAGTCCTCACATCGGGAACCTCGTGGACCGTCCCGCCTGACTTCGGCACTCTCGATAAGGTCGAGACCACCGGTGGCAGCGGTGGCGGCGACTCCCAAGGGAATAACAACGGCGCGGGCGGCGGCGGTGGGGCGTATTCGGCCATCACCTCACTCAGCCTCACGATCGGCCAGGTCGTGCAATACAGCATCGGCGGTGCTGGCGCGGCGGGTGGGCCAACCGCCACCGCGACGGCTGGAGGCGACACCTGGTTCAACGGAACGACCCTTGCGGGGTCTTCCTGCGGAGCCAAGGGTGGGGGCCCTGCATCGTCGAATACTGCCGGGACCGGCGGCGCTGCGGCCGGCGGGGTCGGGACCACCAAGTACTCCGGCGGGAATGGCGGAACTGGCACCGGCGGCCGCGGTGGCGGAGGTGGCGGAGCGGGCAGTGCGTCCGGCGATGGTTCGGCTGGCTCAAATGCAGCCGGCACTACAGGCGGCGCCGGCGGAGCGAGCGGATCAACGGCCGGCGGAGCTGGCGGCACTGCCTCGACCAACGGCCAGGTCGGGGCATCCGATCCAAACGGCGGATCGGGCGGTGGCGGAGGGGGCGGTACTGGCTTTGCCAACGGAGGCTCGGGCGGCTTCCCTGGCGGTGGCGGTGGAGGGATGGGGGGAGGCACCGCGGCGAATGTCGCAGGCGCGGGGGCTGGTGGCCAGATCCGAATCACCTACACGCCGCTGTCCTCTGGGAATACCGGAACGATCAACGCCACGCTGGGCGCGTCAGTAGGTTCGTTCGCCGGTTCGCAGACATTCAGCGGCGGGATCGCGCGCACGCTCAGCGGCGCCACTGCCTCGGTGGCTGGCGTCCAGTCTGTCGCCGGGGGTGTGGCTGCGGCGCTAGGTGGCGTTTCGGCGGCGATGTCCGGCAGCCAGACATTCACCGGTGCATTGGCGGCGGCGCTCGCGCCGGCTACGGCTTCCATCACTGGAACGGCTGCCGGTTCCGGCGTGTCCGGCAGCATCGCGGCGGCGCTCGGGGCTGTCTCCGCAGCGGTCGCCGGACAGCAAACGGTTGGCGGCACCATCGCCCGCGCTTTGGGTGCCGTCACCCCCTCAATATTGGCATCGCAGACATTCTCGGGGGCCGTGTCCACGACCGCCAGCGGGGCAGTGGCCGCCATCGTGGGGAGCCAGATGGTCGCCGGCGCAGTGGTTTGCGCGCTCGAGCCCGCCGTCATGCACGCGAGCGGAGTTGCCGCAGGCGGCGATCCTGCTGACGTTACGGAACCGCCGGCGCAGCGCGTGCAGACGGTACCGCCCGAGAGCCGTCTCTTTGTTGTGCCCTCCGAGACAAGGGCCGTCACCGTTTCCGGTGAGCCTCGCCTGATGCGCGTGAATCTCGAAGCGAGAGTTCTGGAGATCCAAGCATGACAACTTTTCCAACGAAGGACCCAAGCGCCGTCCTCGACTATGGAGTGGACTGGTCCACGTGGCTCGCTGAAGGGGAAAGCATCGCCGGCATTCCGGTCGTGACAGCCGATGGCCTGAGCGTCAATCCGGCGGGTAAAAGCACGGTGGTTTCGGGCGGCAAGGTGACGTTCTGGCTCGGTGGCGGCGTAAAGCGCAGCCTCTGCGCCGTCACATGCTCGATCACCACAAGTCAGGGGCGAACCGATCAAAGGTCCTTCTCGGTGCCAGTCGACAAGCGATAGGGAGGGGTCCCCTTCGCTCCATAGCCACCTTCGGGTGGCCTTTTTTTTGAGTGCTCGTTTACGGGCTTCTAGTTCCGGGGAAATTAATGATCGAGGCCGACATGGCAAATGAAGCAGTGAAGCTCGCGCCGGCAGCGCCTGTAACCGTGATGACGTTCATGGGCTACAGCGTCCAGGACTGGGCCAGTTGGCTGACGGCCTTCTATGCGCTGCTGCTGATCGGGAATTTCTTCTGGAAGGCGCTCCGGCCGTGGTTTAGCAAACGCCTGGGCGAGGAGGAGTCCGATGCTTAAGCAACGGATCGCAGTGGCCGCGCTGACGATGTCGGCGGCCGGCTTAGCCACGTGGCAGGCGTCGGAGGGCTATACCGAACGAGCCGTCATCCCCACGAAGGGCGACGTGCCAACCATCGGGCACGGCTCGACCAGGTACGAGGACGGGCGACCGGTTCGGATGGGGGACACGATCACTCCGCCTCGCGCTCGGGCACTCGCTCGCAATCTGATGCAGCAGGACTGCAAGAGGATGGCCGGTACTCTAGCCGACGTGAGGCTGTATCAGGAAGAGTACGACGTGTACTGCAACTTCGTCGGGCAGTTCGGTATCGGTAACTGGCGGAGTTCGTCCATGCGCACGAGGCTCCGTGCAGGAGACTACGCCGGCGCCTGCGACGCGCTACTGCTCTACAAGTACTCGGCCGGGTACGACTGCTCGACCCCGGGCAACAAGCGCTGCGCGGGCGTTTGGACCCGCCAGCTCGAGCGCAACCGCAAATGCCTGGAGGCCCAATGACGGGATTTGTCCAAATTTCGAAGGTGCTTGCAACCGCAGAGCCCGGCAGTCTCTGGTTCGAATGCCCGGGCTGTGGGATGGCGCACCGGATCATGCATGGTGCGGGAGAAGGTCCGCGATGGGGATGGAACGGTGACGTGGATAAGCCGTCGTTCACTCCATCTATTTTGGCCCGCTACCCCTGGGGAAATCCGCAGGTAGACCGTGTGTGCCATTCGTTCGTGACGGATGGACATATTCAATTCTTGGGCGACTGCACCCATGCGCTGGCAGGGCAGACCGTCCCGATTCCTGAATGGGACACCCAATGAGATACGGAAGCCGAAAGTTCCTGACCGCTCTGCTGGTCATCGCATCCGCCGACGCCATGCTGCTCGTCGGAACGATTGACGCGTCGGTTTGGGGTGCGACCGTAGGTAGCGTGGTTGCTGCCTACATCTTGGGCAATGTCGCGCAGAAGGCGGTGACGAAATGAACGCCATGCCTTGGCGCGCGATCGCGGCACTGACCCTAGGTGCGTGCCTCTTTGGCGCGGGCTGGGCCGCCAATGGCTGGCGCAAGAACGCGGAGATCGCCGAACTGACCGCCGCGCGCGCGCAGGCGGACCTAACCAGCGCCAACCAGGCGATCGGCGAGCTTCGCACGGCCAGCACCACGATCCGCGAGAAGGCCGACGAGTTCGCCGGCATCCAGACCACCCTCGGCGCCAAGCTCGACGCCATCCGGAAGGACCTGAAGAATGCTCCGAAGCTGCCTGCTGATTGCCGCCCTGACGCTGGCCGGGTGCGCCTCATGTCCGACGCCGTCGGCGCTGCCAAGCAAGCCGCCGCCGCTCGATAGCGCGCTGGCCGCTCCGTGCACGGTTCCGGATGCACCAGCCGTGGCCGACTATGACGTGTGGCAGGAATGGGTGATGCGGGATCTCCTGGGCGCGCTCGGCGAATGCGCGGCCCGGCATCGGAAAACTGTGGAGGCGTGGCCGCGCTAGCGCTTGAACCGCTCCGGCGGAACGGCGCCGGGCCGCTTGACCTTGAACCAGTCCGCCGAGCGCTTGCCGTCTTGGTAGGTCGAGCCGAGCCGCTTGCCAACTACCCCTTCCAACTCGATCTGAAGGGCGGTGCGATAGAGCCAGCCGCCGTCGTCGGTGCCGGTTACGTGCAACACGCGGTCTGAGTGCGTGCGCAGCATCTGCGCCAGCGTCGCCTTCCTCTTCTCCAGCGCCGTCGCGCGCAGATCCTTTCCCTTGGCGACCAAAACGTCGAACACACAGTAGACGACGAGGTCCGCGCCTTCATACCAGCACTTGCGCCGCGCCCGCGCGTGCAGGCGGTTGAAATCACTCCGCCCCAACTCGTCCAAGACGCAAACCTCACCATCTAGCACGCTTCCGGCTGGCATGTCCGCAAGGGACGCCACCACCTCGGGAAACCATCGGCTGGCATCAATGCCGCCGCGGCTCTTCAGTCGAGCGGCTGATCCGGTACTGGCCAATACGCGGTACCCATCGAACTTGATCTCGTAGAGCCAGCCGGCTTCGCGCGGAACTGCCTTGCGCTCGGTCAGCAGCATTGGGAGTAAGGTCTCGAGCCCGGGAGCCGCCGAAGCGCGCGGCATGGGCCTTAGCCCTCAATGTTGCGCGGGTCATGGCCGAAGGAGTTCCTCTCCCTTATCTGGCGGTCGCGGCCATGGATGAGCAACTCGACCTTGTCGCGCAGGGCGTGCTCGGTGCCGGCGCGGATCGCCTCGTCCTGGGTGGCGTAAAGCGTGCGCCGGCCACCTGAGGCGGCCTGGACAGCCCAGCCGTCGCCGGCGGGTACTACGTGGATATTGGCGGCCATGGTCGTCTCCTGTAGCGGGCTATGGCGCCAGTGTTCCGCGCGCACGGCCGGCTCGGTATCGGCCCGCGTCCTACAGCCGGGACGCCACTTTTTTCGCGCTAATCGAAGAAATTTAGTATTTCGACCCTCAATCGCTCACTTTTCTTTCGGCGAGGGTGGGGATGGTCCGTCTTACCTTCTCGATGACGCGGCGGTGCCTGTCCTCGGCTTCCGACCAAGTAAGCGAATTGAAGGTCTTATCGATTCCGCCACCCTTGACCACCGTACGGAAGACGGGGGGATCGTCGTTTTTGAGACTTGCCCAGCCTGAAAAGTAGGTCCAGATCTCTACCCCATAGTCGAGCAGCATGTCTTTGATCTGCCAGCCCTTGCCCTGCCAACTCGTCCACCGCGCGTGAACGCCAAAGTCATAGACGCGAACAGGTTCGCCCGCGCTGTCCAAGTTGTAGAAGCGGTCGTAGTCAGGGTTGATCGGGCATGGCTCGTAGCCGCCGGCAGGCGGCGGTGGCCCCTCTATCGGTTTCAGTCGAGGCATTGGAAAAGCAATCTGACAGGTACTGGCAAGAGCACAAAGGCGGCTATATACTGTACAAATATACAGTGGTTTTGGGCGCTTGGACAGGGTGGCGGGGGCTTCCCGGGGCGGCTTGTCACCACGAGACGAGAGGGGGTAACGATGAACGCAAGGAATAGCAGCGCTTCGCCGGCGGCGGGGCTGGAAGATGCCAAGAAGATCGCCGACGGTGTGGCCGGGATCTTCAGTGCCCTGGAGGCGCTCGGTGTGGACGATCCGGAAGTGAGATCGCTGTGCCAGGTGGGGGCTGCACTGACCCACAACCTGAGCAACGAGCTTGAGACGGCAATAGAGGGAAAGACGGCGCGCCACCTTCGAGCGGTGCCCGTCGTCAGCTCTTTCAACGCCTGCGATTCGATGGAAGGGGAAGGCTAATGCGTTGGCGCGAAAATGTGCGGGGCGCACACGCCTTTACAGGAAGTGTTATCGCCCAAATGGACTCATTTGGGCGAATCCGCAGACACATGCACACACATCTGCACATGCGTTAGCAATGATAACCCCTTGAAATCACTCGGAAGTGACTGATTATCAAGGGGGATTATTGGTGGAGCCGGCGGGAATCGAACCCGCCGCATCATGGCTCGCAAGCTACTGATTCGGTTATGTTTTTGCTCTCACTGGCGAAACCTTGGGCGCCATTTGGGCGAACCATGAAAAACGGGGCCGAAGCCCCCGTTGCTAATATCTGTGCCTCAAATCCTGCTGCATTTCAGCAGTTTCCACATTGCAGCACCCCATTGCTGTTGCACATTTGGCCACCAGGGCAGTACTGATAGCACACCCGGTATCTGTCCCATTTTCGGCCTTCCGCGTCGCTAAACCAGTATTCTTGAGTCCTGCATTTACATGAAATGGCGTTATCCGGGAAATTGGCTCCGGGATCGTCCAGGCCACCGCACGTTTGTGTGTGCCATGTGCATTCTTTACAAGATTCTGTATACGTGCCCCAGAGATTCTCTTTGCCAATTGTTCTGTTTCGACCTGTCGGAGGGTGCTCTCGGACGGTCATGAGTGGCGCGGTGCCCCAGTCGGGCGAGTTCGAGCATGATGCCACCAGCATAACTGTCAAAAGAAGCAAAAGCGCTGCAAATTGACGCATGATGGTCTCCGGGCTTTATACCGTCTGACAATAGTAAAGAATCCAGGCCTAAGTTCTCGGCGGAGTGACAGTTTCAGTGGGGAAGCGAACATAGCGGCCCTATTGCTCGCCAGCCTGCGCCAGCGCGATGCCGACCAGACGCGGGTCCGCCTTTGTCAGCACATCCAGCAGCAGCCGCTTTTCCTCCAGGTAGACGGCGGCAAACTTCGGATCGTGCATGACGATGCTCGACGTGTTGCTGATCAGGTCGGCGCACTTGATCGTCTGGACCCAGCCGGGGGCGGCCGCCAGCCGGGCGCGGGATGCTGCCTTCCGTTCGGCTCGGTTTCCGATCTCGAGGTCGGAAAGCTGCATGACGCCATAGGCGACCGCGCCACCGTACTCGTCGACCAGGTGACCGCTCGTCACGGATTGATCCTCGACGCAGTCGTGAAGCCATGCGGTGGCGATCATGATGTCGGGATGCACCTCCATGTGCTGCCATCCGATGGTGGCCACAATGCCGGCGACCTCTGCAAGGTGGTCGGAATATGGATTGTTCGTGTACTTCCGGCGCTGGGTCGCATGGACCTTGCGAGCAAACACCATGGCTTCGTATGCGATGTTCCTTTTCACACATCCTCCGTACCTGTTTCTGCGAGGCCCCACGCTTCGCGCGTGCGGGCGATGATCCGTTCTGCTGCTGCTTCCATCATTCCTTCTGCAAAGACCGGATGGCGTCGATTACCTCTTCGGCGATTACTACTTCTTTCTCGCTGAAGCAGCATTCACAGATGGCATTTGCGGCTGCCT